TGATACAACCGCGCTGGTGATTGATACGTTTACGAAAACTCTCAATCACTTCAACCAACGGGAACTCCGCAATCTTAGCGTGTTCGCTGTTCATCAAAATACCGGCGGCTATAGCGCAGCCAACACCAGCCATCCAGAATCGCTCATCGTTGGGCGCACGGTACTCGGTGTACATCTGACGAACAGTTTGTTTTACCAACGTCCCAACCATCTCGATGTTGTCAACCATGTACTGCACCAGCATAGCGCCTGCCACTGCGTAGTTGTTGCGCAAAGACTTGATGATTTCAATCTCATCAGCATCCCACTCCAACTTGTCGTCCATGATGTACTCAATCACGCGGCGAAGCTCACCTTCGGCAGCATGCTTGCGAAGGCCAGTCAAGTTGTCCACGACGTGGGTGTTTGATGACATGATCGCCATCGCTGACCATGTAGACAAGTTTAAGCGTTCTTTGTTTGCACCAGACTCCATGCGCTCTTTGCCGCGACCCTCGGTCATACTAAGCAGGAACGCAGGAAACCATTCAAACCCCTCACGGTTCCTGCTGGTGATCTCGTCCGTGATAAGTGGGTTGCTGTGCAGTAAACCAAGTCGCTGCTGCATTGCAACAGCGGAAGTGCCAGCACCTGTACGGTAGTGCACGGGGTGACCCCAGATGGATGCCGCACCTTCAAGCGCCAGCGACTTGCCAGTACCGGAGTCGGTCGAGGCACAGTGAATGGTCAAACCATGCAGCCCTGTGAAACGCATCAACGGTGAGCCAGCGCCGATCAGGACGACGGCCAAGTGATCCCACAGTTTTCTTCGCACCAGCAGCTCAATGAACTTGCGCCAATCTTCCAGCGTTCCGGTAGGTTTGGAGTTCATCGTGATGTTCTCAAGGCCGGGCATAGGCACTTCGATTGCTTCTTTGTTGGGTGCGTAAATCTTGCCGCCCCACACAAAAGTGTCATTGGGTTGCCAGCCGCAGTTGTCGGGCACTTCAATTGGTTTCTTCTCACTGCTCATCTTCTCTACGCAAGCCCGTACGTAGTCGTACAGATTCTTGTCGTTGCCCGAGCCAAAGCTGGACATCACGTTCTGCTGTGCCAGCGCTTTGACTGTCTCGTCTTTGCTGACCACGGCCTTCTGTGCAAAAGATATGGGCTGCACCTTGTAGTCCCGCACAGCCATCATGTGCACAAGATGTTCACCGTTATGGTTCAGGATGTCCACAGGAAACAAGTCGTAGGGCAGCAACATGATCTGCCGTTTTGTCACGTTGCCAGTAGCGTCAGTATCTTCCTTCTCCATGAACACGCCACCACGCACACCATATGCGTAGCCCTTGGGGGCTTCGGGACGCGTAACTGTTTTTGTGTCTTGGCCTTCAGCGGCGGGCAACTCTATGGTTGTTTCGGCGGTGACCACGGCAGTCTCACGCCCGAGCGCCAAGGGATTGGTTACCTTCCCTCGGTGTTGACACCCGTCACAGATGCCGGGGTTCTCTGAGTCAAACTTCACGCAGGGGTATGGCCCTTTGATCTCGGCCAACTTCTGGTGCATGCGCTCATGTGGGTATGGGTGCAGGTCGGACAACCATATGGCGGCTTTCTCACCATCGGTGCACTTTTGAGCAATGCTCAGCCATCCACGCCACAACGGCTCCATGCCATCATCGGATGCGTTCTCAGCGTAGTGCCGAAGCTGCTCACAGCCCGCGCCATCTTTGGTCTTCTTGTAGATGTTCTTGAACAACGTGATGCTGTTCTCAAACAACTTGACCGTGGTCGGTGTGTGCGGTGCGTCTGGGCGTTGACCGGGCAACGCAAGCATGGTCTGCTGGCGCGGGAGCATCGGCATCGACCTGAGCTGACTTTCAATGTGGTTGGCCAAGTCTTCAAAATCAAACGTGTCGCCCTCGGCCAGTATGCGCACCGGTCGCGGCGAAGCGTACTTCTCTTTGTTGTTGAACGTTCCGGGGAATCGCAGTACTCGGGCAGAGTCAGCGGTAACCGTCATGTCAATGCTCATGTTTTCTTGCCTGCACAAGCGCTTGAAGTTCTCAGCAACCGGTTTCCACTCAGTAACAGGTATGTCCTTTGTGAACGGCCAGTAGCAGTGCAAACCGCCGCCTGAATCCACGATGTAGGGCGTACCCAACAAGTCCAGTCCCGTTTTGACCATGAAGTCATTGAGCGAAATTGCCGCAGCTTTCTTGGTTTCGTAGCCATCCATGTCAATGAACAGCGAACGAATAAACCGAGCGTTCTCTGCGGTGCGCTTGCCCGAGTTTTCAAACGTAGACAGTGCGAAGTAAATGTTTTTCTTGTCGCCCCACTTGACTATGGATGCAGGTAAATCCTCCAGATGTTCAACAAAATTGTGCTCCTTCTTTTTTGTAGTTAGCTCTGCCGTACAGTACAACCCTTTTTCAGGAGACGGCAAAACAACCGCTAGAAATTCAAGCGGGGTCATGAGAGTCCTTCGGGTTTAGATGAACAGGTCGCGTTGTGCTTCGTCGCGTGGGGGAAACTCTTTGTCTGGTGCTACTGCGGTGAAGCGGCGTAACAGTTCAAGCTGCCAGTCCAGTGGTGCACCCATCGGGTTGTCGTCCACATACATGGCAAAGTATTTGATGAGTTCTTGATTGCTTAAGGTGCGAGGCCGTAGTGCTGACATATTTTTCTCCATGCTTCATCTGCTGTTTTGGAATTCTTCAAGAACGTGAGCATTGTTTCAACTCGGTGTTCGTAGGCAACAAAAATCTCACCGCCTTCAAACCAGTTATAAACAGTCTGCCGTGACACGCCCAATGCTTTTGCAATACGCACAACTGAAAAGTTGAGATGCGCTGCCCAACGCCCAAGCTGATTGCCTTGAGTCTTTGGGGCACGCATGATTGCGTCAATGGTTTTTTGTGAGTAGGCCATCTTCTTTCTCTCTAAAGATAGCGCGCATAACGCGCTGGTTTTTACCGGACTTGCCTTGACGGCGTTCGCCGGTGTCTTCAATAAAACCTTTGTCCAGCAACGCACGATACCGCGCTGTGATGGATGAGTAAGGGTAGTCAGGATAAAGCGCACGCACCTCGTCACTGATGCAGCCACGTTCACCGAAGCGGTGGATGGTGGAGTACACCAACCCCTCAAGGCGCGTAGTGTCGACTTCGTATGCGGCTGCTACGCTTGTGTCAGAGCTGTCTGCCCTGTGCAGTATGTGTGGGTTTGTTCCAAATGTGCTCATTGTTTCTCCTGAAGGTGGGGGTACTCGCTGCACTGTTTCTACCCTTGTCGAGTCGCAGCAACAGTTCAAATTTATTGCGCTCGGCATGAATCCATCAGCATCCGCTTTCCCCCCGATTTAATTACTCGTCATCCCACTCAGACACCAGATCAGCCAGCTTGCCTTTCTTGGCAGGCACGGCTGAAGCCTTGGCAGCGTCCTTGCGAACTTCGGGTTCGTCTTCAGCATCGGCAACGAGCGCGACCTTGGCCTTCTTGGCGGCAGGCTTAGCGGGTGCTTCGTCTTCCTCTGCTTCAGCTTTAACGACAGGTGGCTTGCCAGCCAGCACCATCTTGGGAGCGTTGTTCTTCACGCCATCGCTTTGGGCGACAGTCATGACGATGGCACGTTGTGCAACAGTACTAGCGGCGTGCTCCTTAGCAACTTCGTTCTCTTCGTCATTTAACCAACGCACGGGCTTGAAGAACAGTTTGGGGGACTCAGCCTTAGTATCGAAGCGCATCTCGGTGACGATCTGCTCAGGATTCACAGGAGGGTTCTGCACTGCCAAGTAACGTGCATAAGCTTGTAACGCACGCTTGTCGCCTTCTTCTTTACCGAACACCGAAGTGGCAGGCAGGGTCAACTGCATCACATCCCCAGCAATGTTGTCGGCCAGCACAACGGCCAAGCGCTGTTGGAAGCGGCAAGCACGGCTATTGTTTTGACCAGACCCTGCAATGTTTTGTGGGCAGGCCATGCAGGTTTCAGCTTGCCTGTTTTGCGCGGAAGCATCAGGGTGTTCGCCATCATTACTCCAGCAATCAGGGGGAACAATGTTTTCGGCATCGTACTGAGCAGCGTAGAAAATGCGGCTGAGTTTGGGGGCAGCTTTCACAATGACGACTTCCAGATGGCGGTCATCAATTGCTGCAACTTCCTTGCCACCAGCTAAAAGACGGAACACGCCGCCTTTGATAGAGATGCGCTTGTTGTTGGAGACGCTGCCGCCTGTGAGGGCTTTGGCTGTGTCGGACAGTTCGTTGTTACGAGCGAATGCAGGTACGTTTGCGGACGAGAAAAGCGTTAGGTTTGACATATAAAACTCACTTGGTTGGTTTGGTGATACGAATTTCAAACTCAGTGTTTGAATTCAATCCCGGCGGTACTACCCCCGGGTTCTCTTCAAGGAACTGCGCCATGTTGGTTTGAGCGATGCGCTTCTCCAGCAGATCAACAGCCGCGTGCTCAAGGATGAACTCCTTGAACGACGACCAGTCCTGCGTGTTGTAACGCGTCTTCGTCATCATGGATACAGTCCCGAAGGGACTCTTTACAGACGAGACACCGAGTGCCTTCATCTGGTCTTTGATAGCGAACTTGATTTCATCTTGTTGCGCTTTGAGTAACTCCACCTTGGTGTCGTACTCTTGTGTCAG